GATGTAGAGCGCGAGCGTTGCTGGTAGCGGACTTGCCAGCGTCAGGACAAGATTGAGCGCTGCGGTGACCTGCTGGCCCAAAAAGTCGACGACAGTACCGAGCACCGTCAGGTTGTACACCGCATAAGGCGTTGTCGATAGCGAGCGGATCTTGAAGGTGTTCACGCCCTGCTGAACAACGCTGAAGTTCGCAGATCCGGTTCCGGTGACTCGAAGGAACTGATACGAATACGGGACGTACCCACCCGAGCCAGTGAGTGTGTAGGTGGTGGTCGTCAACACACCACGATCGAGCGTCTCCGGCACAGCCGCGGGCGACCACGCAGCGCCAAGCGCCGCAATCGCGGTCTCGCCCGAGACGTTCTCCGGGGATGGCTTCCACAGCGCCTCTGGATCCGTGACGCTGATGGGGAACTCCTGCGGATGACGCGGCTCGTACCAGTCGCGCGCAACCAGCATGCCGGGGATCTGGTCGTCTTCGACCATATCCCTACGCAGCACACGCTTTCCGGAGCGACGACATTCGCCCCACGCCAGCGCACCATCAGCGTATTTGTTGTACGTCATAGGTTCAGGTTTCTGTTGAACGCAAGATCGGAGCCAGAGTTATTGGGCCAAGCCGACGTGCTCAAGATCGTCAAAGCTCCGGTTGACGGATCGATGCTGTATACGGTGCGACGTCCCGCGCCGCTCGCGCACGCCGCCAACAGATTTCCTTGGGGGCTCACGCTGACACCTGACCCGGAAAGAAGCGGAACCCCGAGAGTAATTGGCGTCCACGTGCCGGAGATGTTCTTCCAACCCTGCAGCTGGACAACCGTCCCAGCGGCGGCCTGAAAGTACAAAAACTGGCTATCCGGAGAAAAGGCAATTGAGGGATCTGGGCCAGCGGTTCCGCTCAAGATCAGGTTTGCATGAACCTGCGTCAACGTCGTCCCGCTGATTGAGTAAATGCGCAGCCCCGCGGCGTTTGCCCCCAATAGACAGCTGACCGCAACGGTGAGCCCGTCTGGGGAGATCCTGATCTCCCTTGCGGTGGATGAAGCACCCAAATCGTAGCCACTGCCAAAAATATACTGGCTGCCGTCCCACGAATAGGTGCGGATATTGAAGTTGCTACCGTCTCGGTTACCACCAAGAATCATGATGCCGTTGCGCGCATCCACTGAGAAGTTGTTGGTTACGTGCTGCACGTTGAGCGGCGAGCTGATCATGGTGAATGTGTCGCCCGACCGGCTGGCAACTTCGCAGTAGAGGCTCACCTCGCCCACGCCGATCAGCCTGTCGTCCCCGTCCCAAGCGCAACAGGTCTTGAAGCTTGACCACGAGGGCACCCCAACCGTGAGCCTGTCCAACCCTGTATTCAGCGTGCGCTTGAAGATGCCTATCCGTGGCGCGGTGGAGCTGTACGCAATCGCGACATAGTTGCCCGCGGGCTGCCACGAAATTCCAATCGTGATCTGCGCGACCGCACCCGTCATTCCGGACAGCGGAGTCTGCGCGCCCGTGATCTTGTCCACCGCATCCCAGCCGGGTCTGGTGTTGCTTAAACCGTTGTCCGAAACCAGCACCAGACCGGCTGGAATCAGCGGTTCGTGCGCGGTGATCACGGCACTGAAGACGGCTGTTGCCTGCTGACCAAGCGCGTCGGTGACGGTTCCAGCGACGGTGATCGAGTAAACGGTGTCTCCCAACGGAGTCACTCGCGCGCGCAAGCGGATCGTCGTTGGCGATACCTGAACGATCTCTATGTTGGGCGTTCCGAACAGCTGATAGATGTAGGTGTACCCGGCATATCCACCCAGCGCCGTGAACGTGTACAGCGTGACGCTGTTCGAGCCCTCGTCGATTGTCTCGTTGACCGGAGCGGGCGACCACGATGCCGACAATGCCGCGATAACTGGAGCGCCACCGTCAACGCTCAGCTCGGACGCGGGCCGCCAGATCGCCTCCGGATCAATGAGGCTCACAGGAAATTCTTGAGGGTGACGAGGCTCGTACCATTCGGGGTCAACCAGCAGGCCCGGAATTTGGTCATCCTCGACCAGATCCTTCAGAAGCATGCGACGCCCGGAGCGCTTACAGATGCCCCAAGCCCTGTCGCCGCGGGCGTAATCCCTCACCGCCGTCTCCGGCCTCGACGCCCATATCCCGAACCCGGCGTGATGACGATGTCGCCACGCTCGCGTTGCGCCGAGTTGCCAATGTCGAGAGAACGTTTCGCCATCGCATCGAGCATGCCAACGCGATCGTTGGGGGCAAACTTCACCGCGAGCTTGGCTGCAAGCCCGGCCACGAATGCCTCACGCATGTAGTAGGTCGTGTCAGGCGAGACGGCTGCGGTGTCGTGATCTTGGAACTTACGCACCGCATCGATGATGAGCGTGTCGGTACTGTTCTCGGGAACGCTCCAGAGCGTGAGCGTGATCAGGTCGTTGTTCTTGGCGAGGAAGTAGCGGCTCGGCCGCCCCTGCGTCGTCTTGTTTGGGATGTCGAGGTATTCCTGCCGGCTCATATCATAGATCGGGGTATCCGATCCAGAGCGTCGCAGCGCCACCTGAATGATGTCGATGATGCGGCCGTTCGCGGTGGCCGGATTGATCACGTAGGCCGCCGTCCCGAGAACGAGCGCCTGCGTGAACTGCTCTATCCGCCAATCATGGCCGACGTCCATCGCTGCCCATTCGGACAGCATGTAGTTGATCGACCGACGCGCCGATTGGATGTGCGACAGGGCGAGCGTCGAGGGGTCAACCTTGCACCGCTCGAACGCGTCATCCACCATCTCGGCGAGGTCGGGCGACCAGAGATACGTTCCACTGGTCGGCACGGCTCAGCCTCCTTATCGAACCTCGGCAGTCTGCGAAATCACAATCCGGACCTGCCCGGCACCCACCGTCTGGTTCACCCGCAGCGCGTACGCCGAAAGTGAGCCGTTGTACGAAACGTCCACCGCGCCAGAGGCGATGAGGTTCGTCCAGAACGCCGATGCCGGAGCCACGAAATCTTCTCGCTGGGTGTCGTACGAGCTGACCGGACCCATGAGAATGTTGTCGAGCGTGTAGTCGACCGCGAAGGTCGCCGCCCCGATCGCGTCCGCCTGAATGGTAATGTTCTGCGCATAACGGTTGATCGGGATGTACGTGATCCCGACCCCCGCTGGACAGAGCCGAACAATCGTCCTTTGACTCATGGGTTACCCCTTAGTCTTGGAGCGACTGATCGTCGTTCATTGCGTAGAGCACGTATGCCGTGACAGTTCCGCCGGTCGCTGCCGATGCGCCCGCACCCGCGGTGATCTCTCGATCCGCCGTCAGCGCAACCTTGGGACCGATTACGCCCGTTCCCGTCGTGATCAGCGCGCCGCTCGCCGTGTCGGCGTCAACCTCGTTGCCGATCGTGTCAACCGCGATACCCACAAGGCCGATATCGACCGTGGGGGCGACGCCGCCCGTAGCGCCCGCATTGGCCACGATCACACCGATCAGAAGCGCGCCCTTTGGCAGGGTTACGCCCGTCACAGTCGACGAGGCTTGAGTCGGTATGAAGGTGATCTTCACCATCTGTATGCCAACCGCTGGGGTCGGGCCTACCGGTGGTCGGGAGGAATTGGTTGAGTTACCGCGCGCGCGCCAGTAACCGCTGATCGTCGAATGCTTACCCATCTGTCTGTCTCCAGTCCCTTTCGGGTCGTCAGGGTTGGGAGAAGGGGGCTTGCGCCCCCTTACTCACCTGTTGGAATTACTCGCCGCTCGAACCGAACGCACCACGGTAGTCAGACCACCCGAACGAGTACCGTTCGCGCGCCTTGTACCGCATGTTGCCCGTTTCGAAGTCCCCTTCCAGACCGCGAGCGATCGTCTTCCGCACCATGTGCTTCAGACCATCCATGCAGTCGGTGATGAGGAACCATGCGTCGACGTCCGTCAGACGATGGTTTTCTGCGACGCCACCGGGGATCTTGCCCTTCGACTTCAGCGCATTGATGTCGTTGTCCGACGTGCCCGGACGGAATTGCGACTTCAGGATGCGCTCGGCGATGAAGGCCAGATCTGGCGGAACGTACAGCCGCTGTGCGTTCACAGCGATCGGGATACCGCGCTCGTCCACCCACTTCGAGATCGCGATGCACGCTTCTTCGAGGGAGGTTTCCGACAGGTCGGCTTGCGTGGTGAACGTGTTCGACTGCGTACCGCCGCCCCACAGAGGGTGCGCGGTAGAGAACAGTGCGACGCCGTCACCACCGGGGAAGGAGGCGTTGAAGCCGTTGTTGAACACGGCTGCGCCTTTCACTTCCTTGGTGTGCTGCATCGACCGAGCCAATGCGCGGGAGTACTTCGCCCCGAGCGAACCGTAGAGGTTGTCCTCTTCCGCTTCCTCGGTCAGCGCGAAGGCCAGCGCGATCGTCTCATGCACGTAACGTGCGGTGTACGCTTCCGCGCCGGAGTCGAATGCCACGGGCGCACCCTCCGGTTTCACGGGCGCACCGCCAAGGCCGGCGAGGAGAACGTCTTCCTCGTACGCCTTGACGGACGATGCAACCTCGAATCCCGAGCGCCACTCTTCCGGGTAGCGCCGGTACTCCATGCCGAACACGGTGTTCAGGCCCAACTGGAGCTGCTTTTTGAACTGAGTTCGATTCATCACGGTCATTGCATTGCTCCTTTAGAACTCGGCCGCGACGATGCCAGCACCGCGCTCTGGGGCGCTGATTCGGCAACGAACAACCGCGAATGCGCCCAGTTCGGACACGTCGCCGCTGCTCGGCTTGTAGGAAAGTCCCAGAACCCGGACGTTGTCGTTGGCTGTACCTGCCGCGTCGATCTGCGCCGCCGATTTACCGGTGACCGCCGAGCCAGTGCCGATGGCGAAGTCGAAACCATCGGCATAGTCGGTGATGGCGTAGGTCGTCATCTGTGCGATGAACTCCAACGCCGGGTCGTCATAGACGACTGCCTTCGCCAGCGTACCGCTCAGGAGGGCCGTGCTCGCCAGCCAGATCGGCGCGAACACGATGTTCCCCGCCACATCGACGTACTGGCAGCCTTGGAATACACCAAGGACGCGAGTTGCGGCACCCGAAGGCGCACGCTCGATCTGACGGTTCTGGTTTGCAACACTGCGGACGAGATCGCCCGAGAACAGGCTGGTGCCGTAGGCGCTGGGGATGAAATAGTCCCCCGTGTTACGAATCACCCCGCCACTCATCTGTGCCAGCGGCTTGAAGCCGAACGGCGCATTTGGATTTGCCACGATTGGTTACCTCATTCAGATTTCGGTGTCCTCCCGCACCTGAACTCGGCGACCAACGCCCGTGTTCACGCCGGAGGTGTGCTGTTTATGGATGGGATTCCCCGGCACCTGCGCGCGTTCCAGATCAGCTTCAACCGCCACCATCTGGCGCTCGGTTTGCTGCTGAATGTACTTCCGGCGCGCCATCGACAGCGATACCGGTTGCTCGCAAAGCATCAGATCATCCACCACAAAGACCCCCTGATTCGCATCCGCTCGCGCTGCCAGCTCTTTAAATTCCGAAGGAATCGTATCGAGAGGCCTCGGCATCCACCCTTCACGGCGGCGACGGCTTACGTTTCGAGGGTCATCCACACCTGCGGCAGTGATACGCACCCATCTTTGCACCATACCCGCTCGGGGTTCTGGCGCGGCAAGACTGGATGCATTCACCCAAGGCCCAATGGGCTGTTCGAGGTGGGTGGCACGCTCCTCCGACAACTCGTCCACACGGTTGTCGTGTACATGACTGACGTCATGTGTACTTGCACCAGCGCTACTGGAGGGCTGGTTTATTCGGGCGCTCAAGATGCATCACTCGTGGATTGCCGCTTGTTGGCGGCCCATTCACGCAAGACGCGAGGATCATTCGGGTCAAGATTAAAGCGGCGCATTTCCGCCTTGTCTTCACGCGTGATCACAACCCGTGTCATCGATGCCCTCTCACTCTGCTTCCCTCCGCGGGATCCATCTCTGACGGGGGCGACCGTTGCCGGCCCTTTTTTCCCCACGACAGTCGTGTCTTCCTTGTCTTCCACATCGGCCTTATCGTCGAACACTGCAGGGGCTTCTTTGCGAAGGCGTCTGTCGAGTTCGTCGAAGTAGTCCTGCTCCCGCGAGTCGTAACCCTCGGCAGCCAACTCCTTGTCAATGCGGTTGGCCGAGCGAGTATAGCGCTCGAATCCTTCCTTTGCATACCAGTCGACGTGCTTGGCTTTCCAGCCCGTCACGAGCCGCGCCTTATTGGTGTCGACGACGGGGGCGATCGGCGCTTCAGGCGGGCCGTCTTCCATCTGCGCATTGAGCCGCTCACGGCGCGCCTTGATGTCGGTGAGACGCGACGTGAGACGCACCGCCTCTTTGGTTTTACCATCTTCGAGCGCCTTCTCAAGGTCCGTCTCGATCTGGGTGACCTCGGTCTCGATCCGCCCAACCTCCGCTTTGGCGTTGGTAATCTTCTCGTCGATCACGGAGCGGCGCATGCGGGCAAGCTCCGCCTCGGCAGCCTCGGCCCGACCACGCTCAGCGGCGGTCGCGCGCCGCTCGCGCTCGATGCGGGCACGCACCTTTTTGCCGTACTCGGAATCCTCGTCGTCATCCGTGGGCGCAGCGGCCTTGGGCGTGCGCGGGATGCGCGGCTCATCTTCCTCGACGTCGATACCTTCGAGCGACACCGGATCGGCCGCCGCGTCAGGGACGATGCGCGCAATGCCTTTGTCGTCGCCTTCCAGATTGACCTCACTGTCGTAGGCCTCGTCGTCCGGAACGCCGTGCAGGTCTGTGAATATGATTTCGTCTTTAGCCATGATGCCCCTCAAATGTACTGTTGGTAAGCTTGTGGATCGGCAATCGTCGCGATGATCTCGTCGTCGTTGACGAAGATGTACTCGCGACCATCACGGGTCTCGACCTTCTGACCCGAGTAACGCCCATACATGACCCAGCTGCCGACCTTGGGGACGTTCGGCTCATCCTTCATGGCGAGGCCTGACTTGGTCGTCGACTGGTAACAGAGCGCGCCCATCGCGGCGACCCTGCCAATGTTGGTGAGAAAGCGCGCCGAGTGCGCCACGTCATCGGGGATCGCGATACCGCCCTCTGAGACCGAAGGGATCTTCAGCGGCTCGATCATGATCCGCCACAAGAGCGGGGCCGGCATCTCCAGCTTCACCAACCCCTTTTCCGGATGCACGAATTGCGTCATCGCGGCATCTCCGGCAGGTCGCTCTCGTCCGTATCGGCGATGTTACGCGCGGTAACATTGGCTCTTAAGACTTCGATCGCGTCGCGCAGCCCCTTGATACGCCCAGTGGCATCTTTATAGGCGGCGTAGTCGGTCATCTGTCCCGAGATCACCCGGTTGCCGATCTCCTCCATCCGCTTACCCAACTCATCAACACACTCACGCGCGAACATCTCCGCGCTGCCCGTCATAGTTCCCATACTTTTTCCTCAAAACACCTGCTAGATAATCGAGCAGTGACCGGTAGTTCATCCCAGTCTCTTTGGCAGACTCGGCGAACTTCAATGGTGAAACGCCGCGGATGCCGCGTTTGCGAAGAAACTCCTTCGCGGCACGGATATCGGCGGGGCTTGCTTTCATGCTGGCTTCCTTGCCTTGGCTTTCATCAGCGCGTTCATCTCTTCCTGATGGCGCGCGTGCATTGCGTGGACCTCTTCGTCCTTGCCCATCTCGGCCAAGGTCTCAGCGTCTTTGCGATTGATGTTCTCTTCGGTATTGCGGTCGCGGCGCGCCTGCTCAGCGTCGAAGGCCTGCGCCTTACGCGCCTCGTCAGCTTCCCACGCCTTCTGCAGGCGGGCCTGCTCCGCCTCGAACTCGGCCTGCGCCTGATCGGGGCCATCCTCGCTGGGCGGCATGAGCTGCACATGGGGGAGCTGTGCCGCCATTTTGGAGATCGCGGCATCGACCTGCGGATCCATCTCGCCCTCCTCCCCTCCCAAGGGGGGAAGCTGTCCGCCGAGCTGTTGGTTCATGATGTTGTAGTACTTCATCGCGTAGTGCTCGGCGAAGTGCGCCTGCATGACGGGGCCGATGGTTTTGAGCGCCTCGTCGTTCACGCCATTCATGAATGTGTGATGCACGGCGAGGTGCGCGTCGTGATCCTGATCAGGGAACGCGGTGACGGGCGAGCCCATCATGATGGACGCATTCTCCGACACCGGATCTTGTCGTTTTGCAGCGTTTTCATTGAGCAATTCCTGCCAGTCAGGGACACGGATTGCTTGCAGAAAACGCTCAAGGACCTTGCGTCGGTTGAGTTCCTCGGGAAATTCCTTGTGCAGTTCAAGCAGCGCCTGACCCTGCGCGATGCGCTGCGCGTTGGAGAAGATCTTCGGGTCCGATACCGGGATGACATCAACCCGACCGTCATAGTCGGATTGGAATATCGTGCGCTCGGCATCCTCCACGTCATACGGATACACGGGCGGCAGGTACTCGAAGTTGAGTTCTGCGCGCAGACGGAACTCTTCGCCTTGTGCCACGTGCAGGCGACGGTGAATACCCGTGAAGACCTTACTCGACTGCTCGATCAGCGCGATCGTGGTGCCAACAGGTCCGGTATTGGGCGCATCCCCCACCATCTCTTCAGTGGTTGACGCGAAACGTCTGCCCGCATCGATGAGCGTTGTGAGGAGCGAGGCGAGCGCCGTAGACGGTTCCTTAAAGGGGGGCGTGTAGAACGCCTTCGCCAGCTCCTCGGCGGTGAGGTTGACCTGCTTGTAGACTCCGGGCGCGATACGCGTTTCACCCGGCTGCATCTTCGCGTCTTTCGAGGCGAAGCCACCCTGCATGTTGGCGAATGCCGCCGAGTCGAGCAGCGCACGCAGCGCACCCGTCGCACCCTCGGCAAGCGATCCCATCAGATGCAGGAGGCCAAAGCCGTAGAAGCCCAAGCCTTCGAGGTACTTGTAGTGGGTGAACCAGACACGCTTTTTGAATAGCGTGATGTCCGCTTCCTTCCAGTTGCGGCGGATGGAGAGTACTTTCTGGTTGTCTTTCGAGACCGTGATTACATAGGGCAGCGGGAAGGAAACGTTGTATTTTTGCTGGTCAAACGGGAATTCCCACTCGACGTGCTGCTCAAGGTTCTCGTACACCTCGTCATGCGTGTCCATCGACGCTGACCGGTCATCCGCTTCGTCGCGCGTGTGCGAGAGATCCGACTCGTCAGTCGAGAAGAGTCGCGCATTGGTGCCTACTGCTAGCTCGATTTCCCGATAAAACCCCGACGCGAAGTGTCTGAGCATCTCGCTTCTGGAATGATACAGGCGGTGCGTGTAGCGACCGCAGCCCTCCAGCGAGTGGGCAAGGTACGAGACCGCGAAGTCGCCCGGATAGACGAGTCGCGACACTGTCATTCCGTTAGCTTCGTCGTAGAAGCTCTTCTTGAAGCAGGAGCCTGCCAGCGGAAGATAGAACAGCATCTGGTCGGTGTTCCAGAAGTACGACCGATCCTGAATGGTCATCTGCCAGTTCATGTGATCGGCAACGCGCTCCGCTTGAGCGATGCGCACTTGCGTCTTCTTGCCGATGACCGCGGTCTTCACCGGACCTTCGGATGGAAACACTTCCTCTATGGCGCGGGCCTGAAACTGCACGCAGGCCTCGGCAATGAGCGGATAGACGACCGACGACGCGCCTTCAAAAGGGATGTCATCCAGCGGCCGATTGCGCAGCCCCAGCAATTCCAGCGCCTGATCCATGCGCCCTTGCCAGTCGGCGCGTGAGCGCACATCGGCGTCATACGCGTCGATGACGCGCATGGCAAGGTTGCCAAGCTCGCTCTCGTCAATGAGGGAAACGAGGTTTGCCGAGTGCTCTGCCGAGTCTTCCGGCGAGACGCGGGCCGCGCCCGGCGCGAAATCAACCGTGGCTTCTTCGCCGCGATTTTGAATCAATGCGCCTTGTACGTTCTGGTCGTACATCGACGGGTCTTCCGGCATTTCCTGTATCTGGGCTTCCGCCATCGCTCACCTCTATCCGTAGATTTTTTTGCGAGACCCGCGCCAGAGTTGGGCGTTGATGTCGTTGTCGTCGTCTGTTTCATCGATGTACTGCAAGTCCCAGCGCCGCCGCAGCCACAGGCACATCATCATGCACGTGTCGTGCAGGTCGTCGAACTCGGCGGATGGGAATTGAATTGTCTGCAGGATCACCTCTTCTGCCCACGCGCGCTTCACATAGAAGACGCAGCCGCGCTCATACACTAACGATCCCGCATGGGTGCGGACGGGTTTCGAGTCGGAAACCTTGAAGCGTGTGACCGGCAGGTCGGCTCTTCGAAGCTCTTGGTAGAGTGAGTGACCGGACGCCTTCTTCTCGATGATGATCCGGTCGGGCCGCCACTCTTTATAAGACTTGATGGCGTTGGCGCGTAGGTCAGGGAAGCTTAGGCGCTCATTCATGCGCTCAAGGAGGATTGCGCACAGGCGCTTCTGGCCGCGGTAGGAGGCGGTCCATGGGAGCTTGCTTGAGAGCGACTCCTCGTACTCGAAAATGCCCCACGTGGTGCGTGCGGAGAAGTCGTTCTCTTCCTCTTCCTCGAAGGCGGTATCGTAGAACTGAATCACCATCTGGCACTGCGGGAGTTCGGGTTCGATCCATTCGCGCCAGTGTTCGCGCTTGATGATGTTACCGCCCGACTTGGTCGGGTTCTGCTGGATCTGCGCTTCGAAGGAGCGCTCGCTCATCTCCTCGGAGAGTTTGCGCAGCTCATCGGGTCCGAAGCGATCCGGGGAGAGCACCTCGTTGCGATCTGTGCGCCAGTCTTGCCAGATCAGCTCCCCCTTCTTTAAGGGTTGCTTGAAGCGATCGACAAGGACTGGAGGTGCTGCCGGGCGCAGGGAATGCCGCAGCGGGCCATTCTTCTTCGCGTAGGTTTTGCATTTGCGCTCGGGGACGTAGTAGCCGGGGAGATTGAGATGCACCCAGCCGCCGCCCTCGATGAGATGGCCGGGGAGATCGGCGTGATGGCCGCGCTGGCCGATGACGACGCGGGAGAGTTTTTTGGGGTTGTTGCCCCGTGTTGGCATGACGTCCTTCCACCATGTGAGGACGCCCTCACGAATCGTGTCGGAGTTGATGTCCTTCATGTTGTGCGCGTCGTCGATGACGATCCGGTCACCGCCCTCACCCGTCGTTGCGCCCCCTACTGATGTCGCTAGGCGGTAGCCGTTCTTGTTGTTGGCGAAGCGCTCCTTCAGGTTGACCTCGCCGGAGAGTTTGAACATCTCGCCCCAGCGCTCCTGATACCACTGCGAGGTGATGAGCGTGCGGCACTTCACCGAGTCGCGCACGGTGAGCGCATAGGCGTAGGTCGAGAACAGCCACTGGGTGGTAGGCCGCCACGTCCACTCCCACGCCGGCCACAACACCGCACAGATAGTCGACTTGGAATGTCTGGGAGGGACGTTGATCAAGAGGTCGTCGATGTCGCCGATCGAGCAGAACGTTAAATGATCCGCGATGGCATGGATGTGCGGCCCGTCCACATACGGCGCACCCGGCTCCACCACCGCCCACGCCTCCTTCACGAACAGCCGAAACTCCCGACGCATGAGTTCCGCCTCGGTCGCCGTCGCCCGCCGATAGAGATCGGCCTGATCAACCACCGCATTCAAACCTTCACCTTCTCCGTCCGCTTCGAAAGCGACCCTACCGCACCACCCCGACCCCCGCGGGCAGGCTTCCCCTTCAAATCAATCACCTCCAGCACCTCAACCATGCCAAGGGCCTCCATCCGCGCCATGAGAGTCATCAAAGACGACCGGTGCCACGCCGTCATCACACGACCCTCACGATCCCGCCCCTCGACCCGATAAGTCGTCTTCGGGGCATCACCCGAAACTCCACGCGTCATTTTCTCTTCAGCGCACCCATACCCTCGTACGCACCGGACAGAGCACCCATCCCTGCGTGCTCCTTCGCGTAGGCCGCATTCGAATCCGATCGCTCCGTGTCAGCCTTCGCCGAATCCTCGGAAGCCATCTTCGCGGCGGCAACGGTGCGCTGCACACGCGGGTTGTCCATCGCCATATCAAACTTCTCAGTCAACGTGCGGTCGGACGGATCCCGATAGCGCGCATTACCTCGATTCGCTCTCGATGGGGCAGGCATCTCAATCTCCCTCTTGCATGGCTTCATCAGCCGATTCGGTCTTCTCATGCGTAGGCGTCTCAGCCGCCTCATGCTTGGGCGACTCCTCAGCAGCACCCTCTATAGCACCCATGTGCTCAGCCATACCCTTGGCATGCGACGCATAGGTTTCGTTTTGCAGATTTTTTCTCATGGGGACTCCTGTGAAACAGTAAGAGAGTATGTTGAAAAGCTGTGGATATGTGTGGGAGGGGATTGAAAAGGAAACCGCTCGGCCGCACCCCCGCGCTTGCCCGGCCGCCCCCGCATACACGCATCATGCATGCACGTAGGGAACCCAACCGCGGATCTACGCAGGGTTCTCATGTACCACATCACGTGAGGCGAGACTTAGCCTATCTACGATAGCCACCCTTGCCACCCTGCCAATCGTTTCACGTAGTGAATGGACCGATAGCCTCAGCCCCTCCGACCTACTGCGCAGCTGGGCTACCTCAGCTTTCAGCTGGGCCAGATCGTCGTCGGGCTCAATGACCCATAGGGTCATGATGCCGCTACCCTCTTGCGCTCACGATAGCGTCTTTGACGCTCTGCATTGGTCGAATCACCCCGAGCCATCGGAGTAACGTCACGAAGTGACGATGTAACGTTACTTCGTAACGCGGCAACCTCGTCTCGAAGGGCTGAAAGCTCTGCTTTCAAGGCGTTGAACTCGGCCAGACTCACCGAATTGTGGCGAACCTCACCGCGCGTCTTCAGTTGAGAGGCACCACGAAGTGGTGGGGACTGCACTGAATCAACTGGCTCGGCGGGCTTCATGTCGAAGACATGGGGATCAGACGATCTATGCGGGACACCGCAGAGTCGACAAACGGCTATTTTCATTGGTCCTCCAATGAATTCAGGGACTTGCGGGTCATGGGGTCCGCGGATATGTCGACAGAGTCGCGACTTCCAACCCTTGGTTGACTGTTTGGTTGACTGCTTGGCTGCCCGTTTGTTTGGTGGGAAGCGTAGCTTGTTGGTGTCGACTGAACCGTAGGTTGCAGTGTCGGTTGACCGTTTGGCTGAGCCGTAGGCTGTCGGTGCTGATCGACAAGCTGTCTGATCCGTAGGGTAGTCAATGGAGACTGGAAGCGAAGCTTGGTGATTGGCCAGTTGGTGGGAAGCGTAGCTTTGTGGTCGGGCTCACCAGTTACGTGGCTTTCCCCCCGAGTTTTCGCACTGAGACCGTA